GTTTTGTATATACACTGGTATTGTACTGCAGTTGCGGCTACAGCCTTCATGGCCCCAGTTGTACGTTGGTCGTAACCCTAGTAGGATCCACTCCGTGGAAACACCTCTTAGCCCCAGCCAGCCGCCGCTGACTCCTCCATCCCCGGCCCGCCCATCATCAGCACAAGCTACCCATGTAGCTAACACTGATGGGGCAGGTTACGAGGCTGCCGCAGGATTATACGGCCCCTTTACAGTTCAGCAAAGCTGAACCACATCACTACTCTGGACCCCAGTCCTTTTCGATGATGATCCGAGTGACTGCCGAATCTATAACATACGGCTCCACTGGGTGTTCCATTACTTCAGCCTCAAGGTCATGGAGGTCTTGAGGGCTGCAATCGTACCTGCGGGCGAGGAACTCATACAACGACTCAGAACGCTCATGGGTTTCTGCTGGTCGAACACGAGGTTTATCGGCGTGCTCGAAGCGCGAGATTGCCTTAGCTGAGACATTCTCTAAAACCCATTCAATCCATGCACCCATTACTGGTATGTAAGTGCAATTTTCAAGAGACCGGGCAATTCCCTTCAATCGCCCAAGGTACTCTCTCTCCGGAATACTTCCAATCTCCATGAGAGTTTTGCCGAAGAACCGTCCAATCTTCGGGCCCAATACCCAGCCATCCGTGGTAGGGTAAAACACTGAACTGAGAAATCCAGTGTGGGCTAAATCTGTGGTCCATTCAATCTCAATATTGAATCCATAAGACTGCATGAACTCGGCCGGGTCACGACCCCTCCTCCCAGAGACTAGAGAAAACCCATCATCTCCGAGCTCAATGAGACGGACCTTTCTTTTCCAATACAGCCCTATGGACATGTACCACAGCATATAGATCACTGTTTGAATCAAGAAATCACCTACAGACGTGTCACCGTCTCCAGAGCTAACTTGACCCAAGAACTTGACGTTTGCACCAGCAATATTGGCTTTCTTCTTCGTGCGACGCTTGAAGATTTCGACCAACGCTTTTGGTGCGCCCAACCATTTGTATAAAGCAAGGAGAAACATGAGGGCTGACCCACATACGGAAGCATCAAAAGCAGCAAAGTCAGACTCTCCGAATTCTACAAATCCATGAGATTCTTCTAGCTCCCTAAAACTGTTCTCCGCCCATTGGCCAATCTCCTCGCCAGTCATACCTGAGGCATAACACACGTCACCTTTGAACACTTCAGAAGCTCTCTTAGTGAGAGACCAACACCACGGTCCAGTAGCAACACGGGCTGGGAAAGACCGCATTTGGATAACTCTTGGCTTGACAAGCTTAGTCCGAAAACTAGGCTTTACTAACCTTTCTTGCTTTATAAAACCACCATATGGCAACATCCACTCACACAAATCACCCCCTTCCCTGAAGTAGTCCTTCCAAGCACACAACTCTCGAGCTGTAGGGCCTGGAAAGCGTCTAACCCACGTACCGAAATCTGGATAATCCACAAAACGGTCTGTCGGTTTGACACAACCACAACCTGGTAAGGTGTTGATGTGTGAGCAACCAGAGCTGAATATCCCTTTCAGCAATGGAAGCACAGTGTCTTTTGCCTCGACCCATCTCCGCTCCACTAAACCATAGGAGCGCTTGGTGGCATTCCACCCGAGGCTTTTACCCAATCTCACAGTACAGGCCCTGTTGGCATTGCAGGAACATGACCTACAAACTATAACAGGAGCTCTAAAAGAAGGACCAATCACCGTAGTAACTCTACGGTGGCCAGTACATGAACCTTCAGCTGGAGATATCATCTTATAACCGTACCTCTTAGGAACGAACTCATCGTCCAAAAGGTCCCAACCAAACTCAGACACACAGTAATCCGCTATCCTACCGGAAGCCCCGTTCGCAAACTCCTCAACAGTCACAACTTTCGAGCTGTCCATCAAAACCCCAAAGGGAGACATGGGAGAAAACATAGCTAACATTTCCTCATACTGTAGGTGCAACAAGACGAAATTGAACAAACAGTGGAGAACTGTCGCCAATGACGGGGGAAGAATAGTATTCAAGGTGTGCATCATGAGTGCCGGCGCCCTGCTGAGTACAGAACAAGTCTGCACCCTTTCTAGAAACTCATGAATTCCTAGAAGAATCGCAAGGGATGGGCAAAGTACGTTTAAAGATGCCATCAAACTCAATTCAGTGGTGAACCTGGAACCCCCTTGGGGTAGCCACAGCGGCACGAAGGCCAACAGGGCATGCATCAAGAGTCTCTCGAGAAACCCCGAACATGATACAAACAGGCAGAAATGAGAAAGAAGAGGTGTGTTGTGGCGGAAACCAACAAGGATTCCCTCGCTGAAAACCACCACTAGGTACAGAACGGAAGACCATTGAATTAGCACTTCCTCAAACAAGATTGAAGAAGATATTAAAGCTAATTCACAGCCTCCCAGACCAGCCGCTTTGCTAAGGTGGAGGGCAAAACTAGGAGTGCTACTGAACTCACGGTTCCGCAGCTGAAACATAGCCTTGCTTTCCCATGGGTACACCCTAGACGGGGACTCAATTGGCAAAGCGGTTGTACTCGGTCTTCGTTTTGAATAGGCTACCACTTTATCCCACTTTGCGCCACAAGCCCCTATGAGGCCAGACACTCCGAAGAGATAAAACAGGACAGTTCTACTCAGAAACAATGCACCACCATACGTTATACGTTTGACGATGCTTCCTTTCTTTTTGAAGACAGAGAGCGGGGCCAAGAAAATCTCGGGGCAGAATGGAACTAAGGACCCAACAGCAGCCATCCACAACACTGAAAATACGGCCCTCAGGTGGGTGGCAGGACTAAAACCACCATCCCACCTGAGGGATACGTCAGCGCTGGTTGGCATGAGCCACCTAAATGACCAATGAGTCGAAAACCACGGAAGAACTTCATAATCCCTAGTATTTATCATATGGTCAACAGTATCCTTAGCCAAGGAAAGCATTCTTGATTGTGGCACA